AACCAACTCCTGCAATGCCTGATGATGTGAAAGTTGCAGGCGATTCTATTAAGTCCTACCACAATTACTATATAAACAACAAGGCGCATTTAGCTTCTTGGAAGAAACGTAATAGACCGGAGTGGTATAGTGCCATTGTATAGCTTTTTAAATACTGAAACAGGTGAAGAATTTGAATCATTTATGAGCATCTCTGCTCGTGAGGATTATCTACAAACCAATCCAACAATCCACTCAGTTGTGACCTCAGCTGCAATTGTTAGTGGAGTTTCCATTACTGGTAAAGTACCAGATGGATTCAAAGAAGTGCTTTCTAAAATATCAGAAAACCACAAATCAAGTGATGTTGCTAATCGTCATGGCAAGCGTTCATCTAAAGAGATTAAGACCAAACAATTGGTTGATAAACACATAGGAAAATAGTTTGGCTTTTAATCATGTTAAGTTACCTGAATTGGATTTTGAGTTACAAGCACAAACGACCGAAGCAGGCCGTGAGTATGTAACACCAATTGGTAAATCGTATCCATCCGTAACGACAGTTCTTTCAGACTATAATAAGAAAGCTTTGTTTGAATGGCGTGAAAGAGTTGGTGCTGACGTAGCAAATAAAATTGCAGCTAAAGCATCCAGTCGTGGTACCAAATTGCATACTGTTTGTGAAAACTATCTGCTCAATGAAATGACAGATGATAAGTTGCGAACAATGATGCCTGATACCAAGCAATTGTTCTTATCACTTAGACCACACATTGATGAAAATATTGGTGATGTATATTGTATTGAACAAGCTCTTTATTCTAAGACCTTGAGATTGGCTGGTCGTGTTGATTGTATTGCCGAATGGAATGGTCAATTATCGGTGATTGATTTTAAATCCTCTACTAGAGAAAAATCAGAAGATAACATTCTAAATTATTTTATGCAATGTACCGCATATGCGGAAATGTTTGGTGAAATTACTGGTAAGCCAATCAATCAAATTGTGGTTGCCATTGCCGTTGAAGATGGTTCTCACCAGATTTTTGTGCGAGAAAAGTCCGATTACTATATTGAATCCTTGCAAAGATACATAGGTAAGTATTGGCGCAAAAGGTTGACAAATAAATAGCTTTATGTTATAATAAAGGAATCTTTATGAAACTAATACAATATAGAGATATGGGTATGACAACATATACTTACTTTTATGTTGATGATAACAAACACCAGGTAAGTCCGTTTTTCAATAGTGAAAAAGAAGCACTAACTTGGTTTGATAAAGTGTTTGATGGATTAGAAGACGAAAATAAATAATTTTTTGTTTTATTATTTACAGGTGATATATGACAACTCGTAAGACTGGTTTTGTTGAAAAGGGTTGGGGCTCAGAATTAATTTGGGCGACCAATGACAAGTATGCAGGCAAGATGCTACGTTTTAATAAAGATGCTCGATTCAGTATGCACTTTCATGCTGAGAAAGATGAGACATGGTATGTTTTGTCTGGTAAATTCGAAGTGAAATATATTATGACCGAGAATGCAGAAATGAAATCTCAAATTTTGGAAGTTGGTTCGGTGTGGCGTAATGAGCCACTTGAACCACACCAAATCATTTGCCTTGAAGAAGGCACAATCATTGAAGTCAGCACACCTGATTCTGTAGAAGATAATTATCGTGTATTACCTGGAGATTCGCAGAAATGAAAGTTTACATCGGACCTTATAAGAATTGGGTTGGCCCATATCAAATAGCCGAAGCACTTTGCTTTTGGGCAAAGCCTGTGAAGGATGAATATGGTTTTAAAAGTAAACCTGATTGGGTACATAATTTTGGAACATGGCTCTCTCATGGAACTACTGATGAAAAAATTACAGATTCAAAAAATCCACCAAAAACTTGGCTATTAAAACTGTGCCAATGGATAGAGTCTAAGCGTAGCCGTACGACTTATATTAAGATTGACAGATACGACACATGGTCAATGGATCATACTCTTGGTATTATTGCTTTGCCGATGTTAAAGCAATTACAAAAAAGTAAACATGGTGCACCAAATGTTGATGATGAAGATGTACCAGAAGAATTGAAATCTACTTCAGCACCTGCTAAAGAGAATGAATGGGATACCGATGGTAATCATTTCAAACGCTGGGATTGGGTAATGGAAGAAATGATTTTTGCATTTGAACATCATGTTGATAACAAATGGGAAGAAAAATATTCTAAAGGTGAATGGTCAACAAGAAGTGAAGCTTGTGAGTGGGATGAAAATGGTAAACCAAAAATGTACAAAATGGTTTACAATGATGACCACACACATGAAACTGATTATGAAGCTCTAAAGGTTGTACATGAAAGAATCGGAAATGGTTTTAAACTATTCGGAAAGTATTATCGAAACCTTTGGGACTAAATATAACTCAAGGAGAAATATTGAGAAGTAAACCAATACTTTTTAGTCTGTTCTTTGCTTCGATTATCATAATGATATCAAGCATCAACATTCAAAATCCAACGATGCCAATTAAAGCATCTTTCAACTCACTTACCGATGAATCAAAAAAACAGGTAACGTGTCTCGCAGAAAATGTATACTTTGAAGCTGCCCATGAACCTCTTGAAGGTCGCAAGGCGGTGGTGTTCGTCACCTTCAATCGTATTCAGACAGGCAACTATGCGAGTACAGTTTGTGATGTGGTAAAACAAAAGTTCAATGGGACATGCCAGTTTTCTTGGTATTGTGACTCATCATTTACCTCCAGGCTCTTGACAATCAAGCATACTCCGTTGTATAATGAGATATTGCAAATGTCAACACACATGTATTTGAATTTTGATAGAATGAAGGATGTAACAAATGGGGCAACCTACTATCATGCAGATTATGTAAATCCTGGTTGGACAAAACTACAAAAGGAGAAACAGATTGGCAGGCATATTTTCTACAAAAGCAAAGGTGATAAAATTGACAGAAACAAAGGAATCTACTATGAATAAAGATTTGATTACAGTATGTGTATCGGTAATTATTGTGGTTTGTACCGCAATTATTGGTGCAATCATTTATAATATCAATGACAGAAACAACATGGCCAAAAATATCGAAGCAGCTATTGCTAAAGGTGTTGACCCATTGTCTGTAAAGTGTGCATATGAAACAAGCACAAACCCAACCTGCATTACATATGCAATGAAAAAGTAAACTAGGAGTATATTATGGCTATTCAGCAAGTGAGTGTTAATCAATTATCTAATCCAGGCGACCGAGATAAACTATTGAAGGTTATCCGTGAATGTTCTGATGCGATGGTTCGTGCGTCAGCGGAGAAAGACTTTATCAAAGAAGCAACGGCTGATATCAGTAAACAATTACAGTTGCCTAAGAAAATCGTTCAACGAATGGTTAAGGTTTACTATAAGCAAAATTATGATGAAGAAGTGGCAGTACATGACCAGTTTGAAACTCTATATGAAACTGTGGTGAAATAATGCCTAAATTTACTCTAACATGTGAGCATGATGGTCCTGTTGGGTCAAAAAATACTTTAGAATTTGAAGCTGACTTTTTACCAACTGTACTTGAACACTTCAGACAATTCTTAAAGGGTTGTTCATTTGAATTTGATGGTGAATTGGAAATTGTAGGCCTTGACTATTACAAAGAACCAGAACCTGATTATCCCAATGAGTATGAAGAAGACTATATTGGCGCACAAGTATTTGATAACATGGCTACCAATCTAACATCTTATGGTGCAGGTCAACCAGTTGAAGAAATGGTGACAATGGATTCAATCAGTCTAAGTGAAAAATGTTCTGTATGTGGTCTTCCCGTTGCTATTATGGAAAGAAACACATGCTTCGACCCTAAATGTGGACTAAAATAATGCCTACTAGAGATGAAATGGCAAAATTTGCCAAAGCTATCGATGCATTGGTTGCTAGGTCACAATACAACTATATCGAAGCTATCGTGGAACATTGCAGAGAAACCGGTCTTGAAATTGAGGTTGCAGCTACATTGATTAATGCAAATCTCAAGGCTAAGATTGAGAATGATGCAATGGATAATAACATGTTGAAAGAAAAAGGTTCTAGATTGCCTATATGACTGGCTACGAAACATTCAGTTTGTATCAGGCTCTCAAATTACACTTCACTAACGAATCATATGATTTTTTCAAATACAATGGTAAATCCAACGTTAGTGTGACTGCATTTGAGAACCGCAAAGACAAATATCATTTCTATAAGTTGTCTCGCCGTCTTGTACAAAAAGAAGACATGATTGATTTCATTGTCGCTAATTTTGTAGAAGATGAAAAGACTTGGGTTGGCTCATTATTACTAGAAGATGCTGAAGTGAATTATCGCAAGCACCAAAAGGTCATACAATCAATGTCATACAATTTTGAAAGTGAATGTCGTGACCTCTTTGAAGGACTTGATGATCCAAACTCTATCCTACGTGTTGGTGATGACTATCCAACTCTACTGAGAAAAGCACTCAGGAAAGAAGTAACAATAGAAACTGTTTGCCTATTAAACAATCAAATGGGATTCGTACCTGTTTGGTCTAAGAAGATTGCCGACACGATACATTGGCCAAATTATCGGTTGAAATTGCTCAAGTATGCCGCATTTCTTCCTAAGGATGATGTAAAATATAGGCTAATTCTAAAGAAAGTATTGAATAAATGAAAGTAACTAAACTCTACCTGGATATGGATGGTGTACTATGCAACTTTGAGAAGCGATTCACAGAGCTGTATGGTAAGGATGCTCTTGGTGCTCGTGACCGTAAAAACTTCACAACCAATTGGCCTAACTTTATTATGGATGGAAACTTTGAAAGCCTTGAATGGTTCCCAGGTGGAAAAGAGTTGCTTGATTTTATTCAAAACGAAACTGACTGGGAAGTGGAGATTCTATCTTCATCTGGTGGTGAAAAATTCCATTCAGAAGTTGCTGCTCAGAAAGTTGTTTGGCTTTGCAACAATGGTATTCCATACAAAGCCAATATTGTTCCAGGTCGCAAACATAAAACAGCATATGCAACACCTGAAACTATTTTAATTGACGATACAGAAGACATTATCGTTAATTTTAATGCCGCTGGTGGTCTTGGTATTCTTCACAAAGATGCCAATGAAACACTGGCAAAACTGAGGACTCTACTTGATTAAAATACTAAATAAAGTATATTATGAAAATGTGGATAATCAAACTATACTCCGTTAATACTACGTCTATACAAAGGAAAATTATATGACTTCATTTGCAAATCTAAAGCGCAACAGCAGCTCATTTGAAAAACTCTCAAAAGCGGTCGAAGCTACATCAGCAGGCACCGAAAACTCCAAAGATGACAATCGTTTCTGGCAACCAGAAGTTGACAAGGCAGGTAATGGCATGGCCATTATTCGTTTCTTGCCAGCACCTGCTGTTGATGGTGATGATGCACTTCCTTGGGTTCGAACATTCAGCCATGGCTTTCAAGGACCAGGCGGATGGTTTATTGATAACTGCTTGACCACTCTTAATGAGAAGTGTCCAGTTTGTGAACACAATAACACATTGTGGAACTCTGGTATCGAAGCAAACAAAGATGTTGCTCGTAAACAAAAGCGCAAGTTAAGCTATCTAGCAAACATTCTTGTGGTTTCTGACCCAAGCAATCCTTCTAATGAAGGACAAATCAAACTGTATAAGTTTGGTAAGAAAATCTTTGATAAGATTACAGAAGCAATGAATCCTGAATTTGCTGATGAAACACCAGTTAACCCATTTGATATGTGGGAAGGTGCTAACTTCAAGTTCTCTGAAAGATTTTACAGAGAAGAAAAACTTCAAACCTTATGACCAATTGAAAGGTCGTTTGGACAAGGTTCTAGGTTTCACTGGTGCACCAATTGCCAAATCTAAAGCTGAAGATACCGTTGCATCATTCAAAGATGATGTTTCAGTATTAGATTCTAAGATTTCGGAAAGTGATGATGACTTGGATTATTTCAAGTCTCTTGCCGACCAAGATTAAACTAATCCCATGCAAGTGCAACCCCGCCTAGTGCGGGGTTTTTTTATGACACTCGTTGGAATAGATTTAAGAACATATCATCATATACAGAAGGCAGGTTGCCTTGTTGTTGCTGACCGGCCGCTGCTGCTTGTGTATTGTTATTTGTAATATTTGTAACGGAAGCCATAGCAGTATCAAACGCTCTTGTTATATCACCGAATGCAGAAGTTGCTGATGTAATCATGTCACCTACACTTGGTGCAGCTGCAGCTAATGTTCCTAATGATGGCATTTTAAAATCTGGTGATGAAGCTGAATCTGAAGTTATACCACTTTTGTTTTTAGCTAACATTGTACCACTGCCATGACCCATTGGACCACCACCTTTTAATGCAGCTATAGTTGTATCAACATTTGTATTTAATTGTGGATTAGTTTTTGCAGCTGCACCTTTAAGTCCCAAAACATCTAAAGAATTTGCGTTACCCATACCAGCATTTTGTGCATCAATTAATTGTTTAGCACCTTTTGCACCAACAGCGTGAGCCATAGATAGATATTCTTCGGTATCTGGTAGTCCGTAAGCTCTCAACTGTTTAGCATTTGCTTCTGTATATGCTGCCATCATTTTTTCTTGATTCTGACCATTGAATAAATCATTTGGTCCAAGACCTGCTAATTTAGCAGCTGCAATAACATCCATAAACTGATATTTTCCAGCAGCTTGTTTATTTGATTTCTTTTCTCTTTCACCTGCTTGCCAAGCAGCAACTTCACCTATTGTATTTTCAGTAACTAATTTTCCGTTTATTGTAGCACCACCCGCTTTTCCAAATATCGTGTCGTAATTTCCACCAGACTCTCTGCCGCCAATTCTAGAAGCATAGTCACCAGAAGGTGCTGCTGTTGGTTTTGTTGAAGGTGCTGCTGGTGCTGAAGTTGAAGCAGCTGGAGTTGGTTTGCCGGCAGCTGCAAGTCTTGTTGCTTCAGCAGAACTCTCATTTGGTGCAGAAGGTAATGCTTGTACTTTAGCACTCTCAAGTTGTTGTGGTACAATACCTAATCGTTTTAATTTTTCTTCGTAGAATACAGCTCTCTGTTTCAAAACTTTTTCATCACCACCTTGATTAATGTCATCCTGTATTGAAGCAAGAGCTGCAACTCCATCTATAACTTGTAGTTGACTATCTGGTGCAAGTGCATCTATAACTTGATACGCAGTATATGCTGTTAACCATGCAGCGCCTATTGGACCACCAAGAAGGGCGGCTGCTTCACCAGCAAAAAATCTTTTAAGCACTTCACCCGCACCTTTTTTAGCAACGTCTTTAGCACCTTGTTCAGCCGCCATTCTAGTAGCACGTTCTCGTATTTTATCTTCGGCTGTTTTATTGAAACCTGCTGGTACTTTTTCACCAATAGTTCCAGGTTTTATTATTGGTCCTTTTCCTGGTGCTCCTGGTGGAGCTCCTGGTGCTGGTGCTCCTGGTGGTGCTCCTGGTGCTCCAGGTAATGGCAGTCCTAGTCGGCTTGCTGCAGCCGTTGCAGCTACACCTGCTAAGAGTGTGAGAGCCTTACCTACGTCTTTTAGATAACTATCTAAACTAACAAATGCTTTTTTGATTGCTTCATAGATTGCAGAAAAAACTTGAACAACACCTTCTGCAAATCTTGGGTCAGAAGCCAAATCACCCAGTAAATTAATACCTTTAACGAATAAATCTTTAATAGCAACAAATGTTTTAATAAAACCCTCTTTTACATCAGGGTCACTAAAAAGGTCCCCTAAAATTTCAGAGCCTTTTTGAATAATATTTTGTATACCTAAAATCACTTGTTTAATAAAAGATTTTATGCCATCAGCTACGTCTTGATTTTCTAGTAGTTTGCCAACACCTATTGCTAATAATCCAAGCAATCCACCTTTTAACAAATAACTAGCAATTGTTCCTAAAAACCCTAATATTCCACCACCCTCTTTTTCTTCTTTTGGTTTAGCACCAACTTGTGTTGGAGTTTTAGTTGCTATTCCACCAGCTTTATTAAACCTAGATTCGTAAGCTGTTTCTCTGTCACCAGCTCTTTTAAAGAACATGTCTGCATTTTTTGTTGCAGTACCACCTTGCAACTTGACCAACTTCATAATATTCAATTTGGTCAAATTCATGTCCATTGCCATTGCAGGCAAGACAGAGGAGTTTTTTGCAGCTAACTTAGAGTGAATTTTCAGTTCTCTGGTTTCACCAGTAAGAATGTCCATCTTTGTTTCTAGTGCGCCACTAGAGAATGAACCACTGCCTAAACTAGAAACCTTTCCACCAGATTTAGCAGGTGTTGCACTATATGATTTAAACAATGATGGCAAAGCAGCCGCCATGAATCCTTTTTGATTAAAGAATTGCCTTGGATCCACTTTCTCAAGAGTTCGTTTACCTAAAGTGGATGCTATTCCGCCACCTTTAGATTTTTCGGCTTTGTAAATCTCTGCTAATCTGGACTGTGTGTCTGCCATTTATTTTCTCGCTTGCTGTTGAGCTTTTAATCGTTCTTTTTCTTCTTCTAAAAATTTCACCAACATATCAATGTAAACTTGTCTTTCCCAAGGTATCATATTATCCAATTCAGTCAAACTATACTTGTGATGTTGCATTAAAGCAAAGTTAGTTTGAAAGTAATTACCTAAGGTATCATAACCAAATATTATACGAAAAAATTTTGAATGCCTTCTACGACAATCTTTTCTTCATATCCACACTTACCACATTTAAAGTCTAAAGGTTTTGAAATCTTCGGCATGCTGGTAAAAAACTTTTGAATTTTTTCAAGGTCATCTTGTTGTAAGTTGTCCACAAACTCCATCAATTCTTCTTTTGTGGAATCTTTGGCATAATACATCTGATCCGTATCATAAATGAAATCAATACAGCTGACAATAACATCCATAATGGTATCGATAGATTCAGTTTGTAAATTATCAAAGTTTTTTACCATTCCTAAAGTTGGATACTTCATTACAATACCCAACTTGTCACTAATTTCAATCTTATTGTTGTGTTCTGGATCAATAGTTGGTTTGATATCTAAGATGTTTAAATCGAATTTGACTAGGCCACCACAAACTTTATCTTCACCCTTATCATCTTTAACGGTGTTGTTACAGTTGTATTTTAAATTTACAACCTCACCAACAGACCTAGCACGAAGCTGCATGAATAGATGTTCAAGGTCGAATGTTGGCAAATCATCAACATTAATATCCGACAGAATACAATTATTCAATACTTGTTTAACCACATCAACTGTTTCTTTTTCATCAGTTGACTGTGAAGCCATTAGAAAGAGCTTCTGTTCTTTTACAAGAAACGGTCTGTATTTTACTTTTTTGCCTGATGAAATTAAAGTTGTTTCATAGGTTGGCACATCAATTTTTGGTAACGCCATTTTATATCCTCATGTTATAATTAAAAAATTGTCCCTGCAAGCGGAGCAACTATAGAATTGCTAATAGATTGTCCCGCCTTGTCAAAGAATTTGGCAGCTTTAACTCCAAACAAAGCAGCAGCTGCCGCAGCAATGTCATAACTTCCAGAATATACCACACGGTATTTTTGGAAAGTAAATTGTACAGACACTCGGTGAAAACCTTCTTCACTCCAAGATAAAGGTTGAGATGCAATTGCAATTGGAAAGGCATCTCTTAATTCTATGACAAATATCTTTTTGATAAAGTCATCATACTGGACAATTTGAATATTTGTCATGTACCTTGTTTCTTCATCTTTTGAATAACGCAAGTTATTTGTATCTGTTGGCATAATTGCTTCCATCCAACGTTCAAACAATTTACGCTCATAGAATTCGTTTGTACACACAAATGTTAATGTTGTTTCTTGGTATTGTGTTTGGTATGGTACTTTAAAACTAGGACCATATATTTTAACATCTTGTGTTAAGATTGATTTTCCAGGCAATTCGGCCGATTCACATTGTAACGCCAAATATCTGGAGATGGCTGGATTGGAAGTTCTAGTTTCTTCTCTCCCACCACCAGTAATACTATTGATATCAGCTGTAATATCTGCAATGATATTATTTGGTATATTAAAAAACTTTTCTAAAGCTGATGATTCAATAAAACTATTGATGTAAGTTGGAATAGGAAGAATGACTTCATATCGACTTGGCCTGGCCAGTCCATCTTTTGCTTTAATGTTTGATAGAAATAATTGTGGTGAGAATGACATTAAAATTGTTCCTGAGATTCGGCATGAACTTTACCTGCTGATGCACCAACGAAACTTTCCATTGGTAGTAACGCAGCTATGTCCCATTCGTCAGCAGATATTTCTAAAAACCTTGATTGCACCTGACTAAAGAGATATCGTTTAATACATGGCTGTGCTTCGAATATTTTAGAAGCGGAAGCCAAAGCGGCATAACTCAATCTCAACTTTGTAGTCTTATCGAATTTGTTATTGCTTGCATAATCACTTAACTTATCCAATAAAACGATTCGTTGCTTTGGGTGAATGTAGTGTAGATTCAACCCTAAAAATCCGTCATTGTATTGTTCTATTGGTAGTACCAATGGGAACCGGTCGTAGTATGGCATCGAATCTTTTGTCTTGGGGTCATAGAAGTAAAAATACATCTTGCCGATTATGGTCGAATCACGTAGACGGGTTCTATCCTGTAGTAACGCTTGGCGACTTGGTTTCAACTGAGATACCTTAGATTGTAGCCATGCCCGTGCTTGGTTTGTTCTTGGAGTCAAACCTTGTTTTCTTAACGATTGATTTATTCTGTCTAGTAAATACGCCATGTTCTATTTATGTCAAAGACCAAGTTCTTTTTCTGTGATAACTTTAAACTGCCATCCATGTTCTCTACAGAAAAGGTCTGCAGCTCGCCACTTCTCCTGATTGATAGCATAGGTTGCAGCCTCTTGAATGAATCTTTTAGTCTTGCGTTTTTGTACTGGCATCTTGGTCTGAGCCAATGGTTTGACCTCTAATATATAAGTGGTGACCTTACCATCTTTAAGACGCATTTTTACAATAAAGTCTGGAAAATATCTGTGTGTTCTATTGTCCACGGGAGACACGTATGGTATTGGAAGTTCTTCGGATGCCCACCAGATAACATTCGGGTGGTCATCAAAATACTTCATAACCCGCAATTCCCAATTGGAACGGTATATGATATTTTTTGAATTCCCGTTGTACTTGGATGGGTTCTTGGGTAAAAAAGTTCCTTTATATGACATAAATAGTATCTAGGCAACCAAAAGGCAGACAATGGCATTTTTCTCACTTACAGATATAAAATATATTCCTGGTCAGAATAGGAATTTTGAAGTCAATTCCGACCAATTTAATATAGACAATAAACGCTATCCTATTGATATTGGATCAACGGATAAAGGCCATTATATGATGTTCTTTATCAATGTGCAAGAAAGAACACAAGTGGGTGGTTATAATTATGACGATACGGCTACAGCAAAAATATTGGAAAATACTAGCGGATCACAGAATGCGATTACTGGAGCTCAAGAAATAGTTACAAATGTGTTGGATTTTGTGGCAGAAAGAAATGCTATACAAGATGAAAGTCTAACTAGATACGAAGGTAGTTATGATGGCTCTGCCTCTGATGACGGAACAACGGCTGGTATTTTGGATGAAATCAATTCAAAGAATACACTTTTTAAAGCCGGTCAGTATGCTAAATCTATAAAAGAATCAGACCTTTTAAAAAGAGGAAACTTTTTTAGAACTGTAAAAAGAACGAAAGACACCATTGCCTTGTATATGCCAGATACATTGGCATTTGATTACAATCAATCATATAGTGATGTAAGTGTAGCTTCTGGATTAGGGATTGCTGGTGCTGGCTTACAAGCTGGTGCTTCTCTTATGAATGCAGGTAAAAAAGGTGGTGATGCTATACAAAAAAATATGGCTCCATTTGTTGCTGAAGCTACGGCTGGTTTTGGTTCAAAGTTTGGTCTGGATAAAAATGTTTTATTCACAGCACTTTCTGCCGCAACAGGTGGTGCTTTAGCAGTTAACCCACAACTAGAGTTGATATATCAATCACCATCTTTTAGAAATTTCAGATTTCAATT